TTTGGAAAAACATTCTATTGCATAAGGACAAGGCAGCAATGGAGGCTATGATTAAGTATTGTAAAAAAGATGTGGTATTGCTTGAAAAGGTTTTTAAACTTTTAAGCGCACATATAGAGCCTAAAACACATTACGGCGTTATATTCGGACAGGATAGAGGTACTTGCCCTGAATGTGGATCAGATGATTTAATAAAAAACAATAAGGTAGTAACTGCAACGGGTTTAACCAGGATTCAATATAAATGCAAAACTTGTAATCACTATCATTCTAAAACTGATAAATAATGTCTAAATTATTATATAATATTATAAATGATTTAATAGATCGCGAGGAAAAAGGTTTAAAGGAATACTTGACTACTATGGACAGAACTGATCTAACAGAATTAGAATGGTTGCAACACGCTTACGAGGAAGCATTGGACTTGTCAATTTATTTAAAAAAACTTATAAAAATTAAAACAGATGAAAATGCCAAAAGGATTTAATAAATGGACGCTATGCCAACAAGAAGATTATTTTTCTAAAAAACTTCAAGAAGTCCACGAAATTGAACAAGAGATAAGAAATGTTTTAGCAAAGATTCGTGGTGGAAATAAAATGGAGTTTAAAGAAATAGAAAGACCTGATGAAATCATTTTAAAAGATTTATAATGTCAGACGAAAAACAAGAAGTAAGCGAGGAAATAGAATGGGAAGATGCCGAAACGACCACGCGAAGCGATTTGATTAGTTGCGCATATTATGCTATTTCAGCTGTTGAAGATATTGACTTGACTTTAGTTTCTAAAATGGAAGCTAACAGGATCAAAACAATTAGAAGGCAGTCTTTGGATATTATTGCAAACGTTATCGGGGAAATGCACGCTGAAATCTTTGATATTGAGGAAGATATATAAATAAATAATTATATATAATGTACTGCCGCTTATAAAAAGTGGCTTTTTTTTGTAAAATAATTTAATAAAGTGTATATATTATGGATAAAAGATGTATATTTGTAATGCCGTAATAAAACCATACGGCATAAATACTATGAAAAAATTTGAATTTGTTTCGGAAACGAAATACAACAAACCTGATGATCCTTATTTTTACACAAAAGAGGACGGCTATTTTGTATCTGATTCTGGTAGTTATGACAAAGATCAAGCCTACGAAAAGTTTTTAATGTTAACACAGGGGGGATCTTTGAAACCGACTACCCAAGTACTTGAGGAAAAATTTTTAGAAACAAAAGATTAATCAATGAATACATTACTTCAACTTTCAAACCTAAGGGATAAGGTTAGTTATTATGAATGGCTATTTGACATAAGCGATAAATCAAATGCTCAAAAAAGATATGAAATGTTAAAAAATGCCCGTAAAACTTTAAAGGATTTTAAAGCAGTTTACTATCCACATTTGTTGCAGCAACCTAAAAACCCTTTTCAATCAATACCTTTTACGCCTATGTCTGAATGGACAGAAAAATTTGAGGAGTACGGGGATATGTATTAAATTTATAAACCTAAAATAAATCTATGAAAACATCAATGCAAGAACTATTAGAGTACATTAAAAATGCTCACACTTTTACATTCCTTCCAGAGCAATTAGCTAAAACAATTGAAGATAAATATTTGCCTATTGAAAAAGCCCAAATTAGACAAGCCTTTGATGATGGCGAAATCAACGTATGGAACGGCAAAAGAGATGAATCATTTGAATATGATGGTGGCAAAAACTATTTTGATAAAACTTACAAAAACAATTAACCTATGAAATTAGTAAAAATTCAAGCCGAATTAAAAGCACCTAAAAACCAAGTTAATGCATTTGGTAAATATAAATACCGAAGCGCAGAGGACATAATAGAGGCAGTAAAACCAATACTTTATAAGTATGAAACCGCCCTTTTAATTAGTGATGAGGTGGTACAAGTTGCGGATCGTATTTATGTAAAAGCAACTGCTATGCTAATAGATGAAACTAATGAGGAAATCCCTGTAAAGGTATATGGTTGGGCGCGCGAGGAGGAGGTTAAAAAGGGGATGGACGCTGCACAGATTACAGGATCAGCGAGTTCATACGCGCGTAAATACGCCCTTAATGGCTTATTCGCAATAGATGATACAAAAGACGCGGATGCTACTAATGAGCATAAGGACGAAGTTGGCGAGGAAAAACGTATGAAGCTAATTGCGCTTTTAGAAAATACCATTTGGGATGAAAGCCTTAAAAGCAAACAGGCTATCAAGATAAGTGCTTATACTACAAATGAGCAATACGAAAAGGCTTATAAAATTATATTAGCTAACCAAAACAAGTAAAATGCAAGAAACTTATCAAGATTTAGAGAAAGGTATGCAAAACCTTTTACCTATGGAAAGGCAAATGCTTTTAGCAAAAATATATCATTATGCCTGGTATAATAAGGAAGCATACGACCAATTAATTACCTTTGTAAACCATTGGGAAAAACATTCAGAATTTAAAGCAGTATTTTTTAAACAGGATTCAGATGAATCCACAAACCAAATATAAAATGATAGAAAAAAAAGAATCAATCGGTGCCTGGAAAAACCAAACCAAAGACGGCAAAGAAGTAATTAAATTTTCAATAAACGGACAACGTTATAATATGTGGGTAAATTCATATAAGGATAAACCTGCGCAGCCAGATTATAAAATTTATGAAGATAATTACGTTGCGCCTACAGAAACAAAATTAGCTAATGATGACTTAGAATTTTAATTATGGAGTATAACAATATAGTACAATGTTATAAAGATCAGTTGCAAAGTTTACGGATGTTTCATAAAGAATTAGTTAAAGCTAATTTGATAACAGATGATATTGCAATAGGATCTATGCCTACAAGCATTATGCCGCATAGATTAGTTGAATTAGTTGAGGACGTATTTGACACAAGCATCCAGATTAAGAACAGAAGGCAAAGCGTTATATTTGGACGCAAGGCGGCGGCTTATATTCTTAAAAAATATACTCAATTATCCCTTAATGAAATAGCTAAACATATCGGAGTTGGCGATCATACGACTGTGATTTATAACATAAAAACGGCTGAAAATTTAATGTTTACCGAAAAATGGTATAAAGAAAAAGTTGATGAAATTGAAAAAGAGATTGAAAATTTTAGTAAGTTTGTAAAAGAATAGGATTATTGCAGAATCCTTTTATCCAAAAATATTGCCCAAAGAGGCGTAGGTACTGCAATTACCTGCAAATCTGAGGGCATTTTTATTTATGAAAAGCAGTACATATTATTTTAGCCACGATTATAATGCGGCAAATGATACTAAGATCCTTTTTCTTAGGCATCAATTAGGTATGGAAGGATACGGCATTTATTGGTATCTTATTGAGCAATTAGCAAACGCAGGTGGCAAATTACCTTTAGAGCTTATTCCTGTATTAGCTATGCAAATGCATTGCACTGATGTCAAAGTAAACGGCGTATTAATGAATTTTGATTTATTTACTATTGAATCAGGGGAGTTTTGGTCGCATAGATTACAAGAACATTTAGAACTTAGGCTAAAATTAAGCCAAAGCGGAAAGGCAGGTGCCAATAATAGATGGAAAAATGGGGGGGCTATTGGGGGTGCCATTGGGGAGGGTAATGCAAAGGAAAGAAAAGGAAAGGAAATAAAAGGAAATATAAATTTAATAGAAGATATACAAACTTTTAAAAGTGAATTAGGGGATGAATATGATAATTTTATAATGTATTGGACAGAACCAAATAAAAATGGTAAATTACGTTATGAATTAGAAAAGTTTTTTGATATTAAACGCCGAGTAAATACCTGGCTACAAAATAAAAATAAATATGGAAATTCAAAAAATACTGACGCAACCGCTTCAAGTCGCAAACGAATGGACGACCTTGCAAAGTGGATTAATCGCTAAAGAAGATTTGCCAATTATAGAAGCCTTTAAGGGGGATAAGTTAAATCTGATTAGTCCTGTAACGCTTCGGGAAAATTTAGCTTATATCTTTACATTGATTGGGCTTACGCGACTTCCTGACACGATTGAATTAGAAGTAATTGAAGATTTTATAAGATCAACATATCCTTTTTTTACAATACAGGAAATGCGCATAGCTTTTAAGATGGCAGTTCAAGGTAAATTTGATTGCAATATTGAGCATTACGAAAAGTTTAGCCCTAAATATATATCTGGAATAATGAATGCCTACAAATCAAAAGCTAATCAAGTGCGTAAAAATATACCGCCACCACCAGAGCAACCCGTAAAACAATTAACAGAACAGGAAATAGTTGATTTTACAAAAGAAGATTGGTTAAATGGCAAGCGTCAAGATTTTAATAGGGTATTTAATGCTGATAAGGTTTTTAAGATTCTTTTAAAACAAGGGAAATTAGCCTTTACACAGGATCAGATATTAGAAACAATAAGAGTAGTTAGGGAAGATAACTTATACAGGCTAAATAAAATGCATCCTTTAGACGCAAAAAAGTTTAGTCAGGATATAAAAAGAGATGATTTTATTGAATTACAATGTAAAAAATTAGCACTTGTCAGATACTTTGAGAGTTTTTCAGGTTAAGTACACTTATTGTGGTAGCCTTAAATATTGTTATACTATAAATTTTTTTGACTGCTATCCTACAAGACAGGATGCTATTGATAACACAAATAGGCTTAAATTTAAAAAACAATTTTACGAATTACTATGGACATATCGGCAAACGACCTAACAAAGTGGGCTAAAAAAAACCTTGAATATGCGGGATTCAGGTTAAATAGAGTAAACAATATTCCATACGGAAAGCGTAAAGGAACGATACAAAAGGGATGGGCTGATCTGCAAGGTTATAGCGATAAGGGTATTTATACGGCGATTGAAGTTAAAAAAATAGGGGATAAATTAAGCTTGGAACAAAGGGAACGATTAAAAGATATTTACGAATGTGGTGGAATAGTTTATATTTGTACTGAAATAGAAAGCAAACCCGCATTAGTTGAATGGTCAAAAATGAAATTTTAGCGCAGTATTGGACTTCAAAAGAAGTCAATGACGCATTTGACAAGATGCATCCAGAGGAATTGCGCTATGATTTAAAGGCAGAAGTTTTTTTAGTTCTTTGCGAAATGGAAGATAATAAGTTAGTAGGTATGTTTGAAAGGAATGAGTTAAAATTTTATATAGTTAGGATTATGCTCAATATGATTAAAAGCGACCGAAGTACTTTCTATAAGAATTACAGAAATTACACGGAGTTTGTGGATCAGGATTTTGTTTCAGATGACTACGATAAAAGTATGTTTGAAAAGTTAGAAGCAAATATGGAGGGGCTGCATTGGTATAACAAAGAGATTTTAAAACTATATGCTATTGACTTTAAAAAGAACGCTAAAGAGTTAAGCCGTAAGACAGGCATACCATATATGTCAATCATACGGACGATAAATAAAACCAAAAAACAAATGAAAACAAATATTAGAAAATGATTTTATCAATTATAACTGCTATCTGTGCATCATTATTTTTTATTGAGATTCATAACCTACAACATAAATGGGGAATTAATTTCAAGCCCTTTAATTGTGGAAGTTGCTTGGCTGCGTGGCTTGCGCCAATACACTATTTCCTGCCTGAATTAATACAGAATATTACAAGTACAATGTTTATAGCTGGATTCTTAGCACCAATAATAACTAAATTAATGTGGTCTTTATGGAAATAAAACAAGAGCATAGGGAATGGCTTGCGGCTAACATAGGCAACTATGAATGTGCTAAAAACGGATACATAAGAAACCTTGATTTAGATGACTTAAAAATGTATGAGCATATTTATAGGACATATTTAGATGCTAACTTTATCGTATCAGTATGGTGCGGTGCTTGTAAGTTCGATATGGTAATGCGATTATATCAATGGTTTGAAAAACAATAATATGGCAAATTTTATACACCCAACCGCCATCATAGGCGATAACGTTATCTTAGGGGATAACAATTACATTGGTGCTTATTGTATTATAGGTGACCAGGCAGAGCATAAAAAGTATTGGCTGCAACCAAAAGGAAAAGTAATTATTGGAAATGGAAATATGATTACAGGGTTAGTTACAATTGACGCGGGAACGGAAGATATTACAACGATTGGAAATAATTGCTTTATAATGAAGCACGCGCATATAGGACACGATTGCCATATTTACGATAATGTTACCATAAGCTGCGGTGCAAAAATTGGAGGACATTCGGTTATAAAAGAATATTCAAACATTGGATTAAACGCAGTATTGCATCAATTTACAACTATTGAAATAGGTTGTATGATTGGCGCAAGTGCTTTTATAAAAGGATCAACAGAGGAATTTAGTAAATACGCGGGCGTGCCTGCAAGAAAAATAGGAACAAATGAACATAGCCGTAATCTTATTAACCCTAAATAGAAACGATTTAACAAAGCGTGTTATTGATCAGAACTTTTTTAATTCTGGTTACGATGCCGATTGCTTTTTAGTAGACAATGGAAGCGATCAAGTACCTTATGATTTATTTAATTGGGCAAATTGTAATGTAGGAAATAAAAGAGGCATAGGTGCAGGAGTAAATGCAGGGCTTAATATGACCAGAGGATATGACGGCGTTTGTTTGTTAGCAAATGATATATTGCTTCCACAGAATTGGTTGTCAAATTGGGTTATGTTTGCGCAACGTGTACCAAAAACAGGCATTATTGGAATACATTGCGTAGAGGAATTGCCGCCATTACAAGATGGGATTCATAAAACCCACGTTCCTTTTGGCGATAATTTTATAACAAGGGAATTGATTGACACAATCGGGGGGTATAATACTGAATACGATCCATACGGAATGCAGGACAGGGATTATGCAGAAAGGGCTATCATTGCTGGGTTTACTAATTACTACATTCCTGATTTAAAAAGCGAACATATTGGACACGATGTTGGTAATGGCACAGATTATAGGGCTATGAAGGATGCAAGCCTACAAAGGGCGCAGGCAATTTGGGAAAAATATCAACCTATATACCATACAGAAAAAAAAATTAGATGCGAATTTTAGCTATAACAAGCAAGCAAAGTGGCGTGGGGTATCATAGGATAATGATGCCTTTGGTTAATATGAAAAAAGATTATTGCTTAATTACTGATACGTTAAGCGAGGAAACATTTGAGGGGAACTTTGATATTGTGGTTATGAATAGGATGCTTGCTAACATAAGGCCAGAGCAAATGATTGAATGGCGCAAAAAGTATGGCTTTAAATTAATAGTTGATAATGACGATCATTGGCAGCTTGATCCTTCGCACATTCTTTATCAGCACTATATTTTAAATCAGATACCAGAACAGATTATAAGTTGGTTACTAATAGCAGACCTTTGTACTTGCACCCATAGTAGATTAGCAGAAGAAATATACAAGCACAATATAAACGTAGAAATATTGCCTAATGCTATTCCCTATGGCGAGGAGCAATTTATCTTAGATAAAAAGCCTTCGGATATTGTAAGACTGTTTTGGTCAGGATCAGGAACGCACGGAAGGGATTTGGAAATACTACGCAACCCAATGAAGCGCATAAACTTCCCTGTACGAACAATCATAGCAGGTTACAATGAAGGCGAGAAACATATCTGGGATAATATGATCTGCGCTTTTACAAATGGCTTAAAGCTAAAGCCTACAATCTATAACTACAATCCTGTAACTGAATATATGGCGGCTTATTGTGATTCAGACATAAGCCTTATCCCTTTGGTTGATTCTAAGTTTAATTCAATGAAGTCAAATTTAAAGGTATTAGAAACGGCATCAAAGAAAAACCCTGCTATCGTAAGCAATGTAAATCCTTACAAGGGCTTTTATCCTGCTTGCCACGTCAATAGTCAAAAGGATTGGTATTATTGGATTAAGCTATTAACCCACGATCAGGCAGCACGCACACAGTACGGCAATGACCTTTACGAGTATTGTAATAAGAACTTCAACTTGCACGAAGTAAATAAGCAGAGGTTTGCTATTTATAGTAAATTGATAGACAATGCCAGTAATTAAATGCTCAAACGGAAAATATAGAATTGGATCAGGTGCTTGCATATACGATACAGAGGAAAAGGCGCAAAGCGTATGGGCTGCAATTCGTGTATCAATGGTTGATAGTTACAAAGATTATCCACAAGCCGCAAGAGTAAACGCGCAAAGAGCAATAAATATAAGGGATCAATATGATCGTAAATGTGGAACGCCTGTTGGTTGGGCGCGTGCTAATCAATTAGCTAAAGGCGAAAATATTACAAGGGATACAATAGCAAGAATGGCAAGTTTTGAAAGGCACAGAGAGAATAGCAAGGGCAATCCAAAAGAAGATTGCGGTGCGCTTATGTGGTTAGCTTGGGGCGGCGACGAGGGCGTTGCTTGGGCGCAAAAGAAACTTGAACAAATTGATAATGAAAAAGCACGTTAAAATATATCTTGATTATTTTGGTTATGGGATTGAGGACTTTATACTTTGTGAGGCTTGCGGATCAAAGGCAGTTGACATTCATCATATAGACGCAAGGGGAATGGGCGGATCTAACAAGGCAGACACGATTGAAAACTTACAGGCATTATGTAGGCAATGCCACGTTGTAATGGGGGATACAAAGACGCACTATGATTATTTAAAAGACATACACAATAAAAAAATAGATGGCAAAGGTTAAAAGTGATTCAAAAAAGGTTAATTTTGGTAAAAGGAAATGCGGACACGCTAAGAAATCCTATAACAAACATAGCCAAAGACCTAAAGCATATAGAGGTCAGGGCAGGTAAATAAAAAACCTATGATAAAAAAAGTCAAGATTACGGAAGTAATTGCTAACCCTAATAATCCTCGTTTAATTAAAGATGATAAATTTAAAAAATTAGTAAAGTCAATACAGGACTTTCCTGATATGTTAAACGTAAGACCTATTGTAGTAAATAAGGATATGGTTGTACTTGGTGGCAATATGCGCCTAAAGGCAATTAAGGAAGCAGGGCATAAAGAAGTCGCAGTTGAAATAGTCGATTGGAACGAGCAGCAGCAAAAAGAATTTATTGTAAAGGATAACGTAGGATATGGCGAATGGGATTGGGATGACCTGGCTAATAATTGGGATGCACAAGAATTAACAGATTGGGGGTTAGATATACCAAACTTTGAACAAGAAGTATTAGAGGCAGAGGAAGATGACTTTGCCGTTCCAGATGGCGGAATAGAAACGGACATAGTATTAGGCGACTTATTTGAGATAGGCGAACACAGATTACTTTGTGGGGATAGTACAGATACAAATAATTTAGACAAACTTTTGTTAGGTAAAAAGCCAGAACTATTATTAACTGACCCACCTTACGGAATAGATTATGGCGGTATGCTTAAAGGCAAGGGAGATGGTAAAGGAGGCGCAGATAAAAACGGATGGAAATCTTACGATGCTCCTGATTGGGATAAGTCAAAGCCTATAAGTGGAACTTTACAATACCTATGTCAAATAACTGAAAATCAAATAATATGGGGAGGTAATTACTTTACCGATGATTTGCCACCAACAATGGGTTGGTTAATTTGGGATAAAGGACAAAGAGGATTTAGTTTAGCAGATGGGGAAATGGCTTGGACTTCTTTTAACAACGCTTTAAGAATAAAAGAATACGCAAGGGCAAAAGCAAATAGAGAAGAAAGAAATCATCCAACTCAAAAGCCTATTGAGATAATGTCTTGGTGTTTTGAATACGCAGATAGACATTCAAAGATTGAAGTTAAGTTAGTTTTAGATGCTTATCTTGGTTCTGGAAGTACAATGGTAACTTGTCATCAACTAAATAGGATTTGTTACGGAATGGAATTTGACCCTAAATACTGCCAAGTGATTGTAGATAGAATGAAAAAACTTGACCCAACTTTAGAAGTAAAAAGAAACGGAAATGCGTATATAAAAACAGAACAATAACAGAATGAGCAAAGAACATTTAATACCATATAAGCCAGGTGAATCAGGCAACCCAAATGGACGTCCAAGAAAGTATGTTAGTCTACTCAAAGAGCAAGGTTATAAGCTAAGCGAAATAAACGATACAATCCAAGTGATGATGTCAATGGATATGGACGAACTTAAAAAGGTTTGGGATAATCCAAAGGCTACGATATTAGAAAAAACTATTGCAGCAGCTATGCGTAAGTCTTTAGAAAAGGGCAGCTTGTATTCTTTAGATACTTTACTAACCAGAGTATATGGCAAGCCTAAAGAACAAATGGATATTCAGCAAGATACCAGGATCGAGGTTGTATTTGTTGAAGGCAAAACTATTTTATAGTGCGCATAGAATTACCAAGTCCACATATAAACCAAAAGAAAATATTAGAATGCGATAGGCGTTTTATTGTGGTTATGTGCGGACGAAGATTCGGGAAATCAGAACTATCACAGATACTATCAATCAGCGAAGCAATCAAAGGTGGGCAAGTCGCCTACATTACGCCTACCTATAAATTGGCAAAGGCATTTTTTGAAAGGCTTACGGCAGCACTTCCTTTTAAAAACAATATCAGTAACTTAAAGATATATTGCCCTAATAACGGATCAATTGAATTTTATACAGGGGAACGATTAGACAATTTAAGAGGTCGCAAATTTCATTTAGTTATCATAGACGAGGCGGCTTTTATCCCTGACTTAGAATCAGGATGGCAGAATAGCATACGCCCAACGCTAACTGATTATCAAGGTAAGGCGGTATTCCTATCCACGCCCAGAGGCAAGAACTTTTTTTACTCTATGTTTATGAAGCAGGGCGAGGCTGATTGGCAATCTTTTAAATTTAGTACCTATGACAATCCATATATCAATACAAGGGAAATAGACGAAGCTAAATTGCAGTTGCCAGAGGTTGTATTTGAACAAGAGTACCTTGCAAACCCTTCGGAAAATAGCGCAAACCCATTCGGGAATGCATATATAAAAAACTGCATCCGTCCTATATCAAGTCAGCAAATCGTAGCTTATGGGATTGACCTTGCTAAGTCAGTTGACTTTACAGTTATCATAGGGCTTGACAATGGGGGTAACGTGGCTTATTTTGACCGCTTCCAAATGGATTGGCATAATACTAAGGAAACAATTAGAAGGCTCCCTGCTGCGCCTATATTAGCGGATAGCACAGGTGTTGGCGATCCTATCCTTGAGGACTTAAAAAGGGAAGGAATAAACATAGAAGGCTTAAAGTTTACAAGTCAATCAAAGCAACAATTAATGGAGGGATTAGCACAGGCAATCCAACAGAATAAGATAGGCTATCCAGAGGGGGTTATCGTAGATGAATTGGATATATTTGAATATCAATTTACGGCTAATGGCGTAAGGTATTCTGCGCCTTCGGGATTCCACGACGATTGCGTTATGGCATTGGCTTTAGCCTGGCAGAACTTTAACTATAAAAGGGGATCAGGGCGTTACGCCTTTGCTTAATTACCGCTTATCCTTTATATTTACCGCTTATCATATTTTTAAATAAATATTTACAAGATGTATAGAATATGTATAAAAGTTGTATATTTGAATCCTAAACCAAAACAAACAACTATGAACAGATTAAAATCCTTACAGGAAAAAAGAAACGAGCAATACAAAGCGGAAAGCCTAAGCGGAAAATGGTTCTGGTATATTATGGGCGGTGCTTTATTATTAACGGCTTTAATAGAAAACTTATAACTATGCCATATTCAACTTGCTGCGGAGCACATACCACAATGGAAGAAATAGATATTTGTCCTGACTGCTTAGAACATTGCGATTGGGAAGATGAGGACGAGGAGGAAACACCACAAGAGGAATTAGAACAAGATAGGGAAACCGATTCTTTAATAGAACAAGAGAAACTAAACAAATTATAAACGCACGCCGCCTGAAGGATTTTTAATATTAAAAAAACAAAGGTAGTAATTTGGTGAACTTTGGGCGGCATTTTTAAATCTATTTTATGACTAAGAATAATTATTTAATGGGGCAGGAATATATGATCCGCCTGGAAAATGAGTTGCTTATAGAAAGGATTGCAAAGATTGAAAAGGAATTAGGCTTAAAAGAAAAGGAAAATAAAGAGTTAAGGATTCAAATAAAAATGCTAAATTTAGCAATGGCAGACGTATCGTAAAACCTATAATATGATAACTAACTTTGAGGAAATAACAAAGGAATTAACAGAGGACGAAAAGAAACTTGTGCCTATAATTATCAAGGGCTTAAGTACAAAGACAAAAGACAATCCTATCAAGGCTGCGGATATTGTTAATGCAATAAACGAAAATAAAAATAGGTACGGCATCAAGCTATTTAGCGAACCAAGACTAAGGAAGATAATTAACTTCATACGATCAGAAGGCATACTTCCTGTTATGGGTACATCAAACGGATATTATTGCACAAAGGATAGGGCAGAGTTACTTAACCAGATTGAAAGCCTGACACAAAGGGCGGAGGCAATAATGACAAGCGCAAACGGACTAAAAAAATTTATATTATGAAAGTATTGGAATTGTTTGCAGGCAGCCGTTCAATAGGCAAAGCATCTGAAATTTTAGGCTATGAAGTTTTTTCAAGTGATTTAATTAATTTTGAAAAGATTGATTATGTTACAAGTATTTTAGATTTTGATATAAATAAAGTTCCATTTCAACCTGATATTATATGGGCATCCCCCCCTTGTACGGGATTTAGTGTTGCAGCTTTAGGGCATCATTGGACAGGAGGAAAAAATGCTTACATACCTAAAACAGATACTGCTAAACTTGGTATTGAATTAGCAAAAAAAACAATAGAAATAATTAACTACTTTAAGCCTAAATACTTCTTTATTGAAAACCCCAGAGGTTTATTGAGGAAAATGGATTTTATGGATAATTTCAAAAGACAAAGTATTACATATTGTCAATATGGGGATACAAGAATGAAGCCAACTGATATATGGACTAATAGCGAAAAATGGATTCCAAGACCTATGTGCAAGAATGGGGATAGTTGCCATATTGCTGCTCCAAGAGGATCAAGAACAGGAACACAGGGTTTAAAAGGTTCTTATGAACGAAGTAAAATTCCAGAAGATTTATGTTTAGAAATTTTAAAATCGTGTAAATAAAACTATCTATGAAACAATTAATTGACCTTCGGGATTGGGTGGATCAGCAATGTAAGACAGGGCAGCCCTTTACTTGCGCAGATGTATTAAATAAGATTGATGAAATCTTAGAATCTGATAATGATATTGAGGAACTTTTAATAACTTCGTGCTATGAAATGGAATAACATTAGCGTTTGGCAGTATCAGAATATTGTAAAAACACTTGCAAATAAACAAGACGACGAAATAGAAAAGTCGTTTAAACTTATAGGCATTGTTTACAATATGACTGAAAACCAGGTAGATAGCTTAACACAAGCGGAATACAAGGCAAAGCTAAAGGAATGCGATTTTTTAAATAGTATGCCAGAGGGCAAACCTGTAAATGTTATAAAAGTAAATGGCAAAAGATACCGATTGATTTATGATGTTACAAGGATGCCATTCGGAAGGTATGTAGAAAGCAAGGCATTTGTAGGGGATATATACGGAAACCTGCATAAGTTAGGTGCTACAATGGTAATGCCACAAAAAAGGAATTGGCTTGGATTTTGGGTTGATGATAAGTACGACGCAGCAAAGCACGAAGATTATGCAGACGATATTTTACAAGCTAATTTTCAAGACGTTTATTTTTCGTTGGTTTTTTTTTATCAAGTATTCAGAAATTGGATAGAAGTTACAAGGGATTATTTGGTGACCAAAATGATGATGACGGGGCAGACGAAAGCCCAATGCAGCCAAGTGGTAACAGATTTATGCA